AAGGAAAGCACCGAAATTCCAAATGAAATTTACGATGCGATTCTGCTTCAGTTCAAGAAGGAGCAAATTACGAACATGGGTACATTGAAGGCGACCAAACTTCGCGAGATTCTGCGACGAATGAAGTGTTCCAAATATTATGAGCACATTCCCCATATCATCAATCGTCTCAATGGCCAGAACGCACCCTTTATGTCTCGCGAGAATGAAGAGAAACTACGCCACATGTTCCGTGAAATTCAGCCCTCGTTTAAGAAGCATTGTCCCAAGGGTCGCCGCAACTTCCTCTCGTATGGATATGTACTCTATAAGTTTTGTGAACTATTGGAGATGGACGAGTACTTGGCATGTTTTCCATTACTCAAAAATCGCGATAAACTCTATCTGCAAGATAAAACATGGCAGAAGATATGTGAGGATATGAATTGGCAGTATATAACTACCGTGTAGATGATACCCGCCGAATGTATTAAAATTTTGATAAAAATGATTGCACATGATTATTGTATTCAAAATCGCACAATATAAAGAGCTATCACACTTTATTACTTATAAATGGACCAAGTCTATAAGCATAGTAAGATATACAAGATTATTGGAACGGATAGATATTATTATATCAGTTCCACTACATCTGAATTACGGTTTAGATTAAACAACCATAAGCAAATGGCTAAAAAATATCCTGAACGATATGAATACAACCATATTAATGCGATTGGATGGGATAAATATCAGATAGAATTAATAGAAAATTACGAATGCTCTTCTAAAAAGGAGCTAAATTTACGAACGAATAATATTATTAAGGAATCAATACACGATAAGTATTGTTTAAATCATAAAATGAATGAAGTAATTGATAACGACACAGACAATAATGACATGTTGACAAAATATGATGACGGTAAAATATATATATTACAATGCAATGATGGTCATTATTATATTGGTTCCACGATACGCTCTTTACAGCTTCGTTTTAACAGTCATAAATCTGCTTCAAAAACACAAACCTCTGATGCATATAAATATATCAATCGTATTGGATGGGAGAATGTCACCATTGAATTACTAGAAGTCTATCCATGTAAAACAAAAACGGAGCTCGTCAAAAAAGAGGACGACTATATCAAGCAACATATACAGGATCCTATGTGTCTAAATGTAATGCGTTCTTATTTAACGGTCGATGAAGATAGACAACAGAAGAAACAATACTACGAAGAGCACAAAGAGGAAGTAATAGAATATCAACGCAAATACAATGAAGAAAATCGTGACTATATCTTACATCGTTCTGCTCATTATCGTTTGACTCATGCTGAAGAACTGATTTTAAAACAAAATGCATACGTTGAAAAAAACAAAGAAAAGGTAAAGGCATCAAGGCGAAAACGATATGAAAACAACAAAGAAAAGGAATTACAAACTCACAAAGAATATGTAGAACAAAATAGGGAAAAAGTACAAAAATACAAAAAAGAATGGGCGCAACAGTACAAAGAAACACATGCAGACAAAATTGCTGAGGAACGATCGGATAAAAAAGCGGTTCGTGAAGAAAAGAAACAAGCTAGAATTGCACATGACCAAACCATTGTGTCATGTGAATGCGGTGGTTCTTACCAACACTATCGAAAGAACCGTCACATAGAAAGTAAAAAACACAGACAATTCATGGAAATAAAATAAGTAGAAAATGTGATCTAAAGATGTGCAATAGTAATATTGCCTACAAGGTGATTCAACCAACATATTAAAACATCTATCAACATTTTAAAATATGGTATTTTTTCGTGATTTTCTCAAAGTTTGATGACCCCCCTCCTTTGATGGGGTTTTGTTAATACACCGAATGAATATCGGTTTATTCAAAAATGGGTGATTTCTTACGTTACAACGCACCAGGGAAGCCCACCAATTTAAATCCGAGCCCCAGACCTGCGCCCTGTCGAGTAGTCACGCCAATGCTCGGCGAGACAGCGTCCAGGAGGGCGAACACAACCGCGGCCAGGACACCAAGGGTGGCGACCTCATCCAGCGGCAGGGCCTTCTTGGGAATCAGGATCGCAGCCGCGGCGATGACAAGACCCTCAATCAGGTACTTAATAATTCGGTTAACAATCTCAGCAAATCCGTAGCCCATCTTTTCTATATTCTTCCCCCAGAAAAAAACTCGTCACACCGTGGACTTCCATTTTTACCCACGGCATCCTATACCTCCAACGCGTTACGAGTTTAAAGCACCGAATCTCTACTCCCCATAGAGGATGAGCACCGACAAGAACCAGCCCACCGTAGTAGAGGACTTCCTGGACGAGGACACAGAGATCCCTGGTCAGCGTTATGTACTACTGAGCTTTCTAAGTCCGGAGAAGGTACTGGATAAGAAGGACCAGTTCTTTTTCAAGAAGTTCCTTGAGAACTATGAGGTGGACTGGAAGATCAAGAATCTAGAGAAGTTCATGGTGGATACCGTGAAGCACATTAACGATGAGCTAGACGATCGTGCTCGTGAGCTAGAGAAGAATGACCAGTTTGACCAGGCCGCCATTTGTCGCAAGAACCGCCTGAGCATTGACGATGTCATGGGTAAATATAACAACTTTGTCCAGAAGAGCCGCGCCGATGTCACCAAGACTAAAATCTCAGAGGCATTTGATGACTTCCTGTACAAGAACAAGGCGAAGCTGGAGAGTGAGTTCCATGCCCAGAACGATTTCCAGACGACCATTCGTGGCCTCAAGGTCCGCGGTGTCTATGGCAACCCGAAGGAGGCGGAGCTGAAGGCCAAGAAGCTTCAGAGCAAGGACAAGTACCACAACATTCTAGTCGGCGATGTCGGCAAGTGGCTGCCGTGGGACCCTGAGCCACATGAGATTGCCGAGCAGGAGTATGCCCAGGATCAGCTCAACACGCTCATGCGCAAGTACAAGGAGAACGAGGACGACCGCGATAAGCACTTTGAGGAGCGCAAGAAGGGCGGTGCGGGTGATGGTGCGAAGCAGGTCATGAGTGCGAGCACCGAGGGTCAGGCTAGCGTCGCGGATTCATTTGGTAGCATGTTCAGCGGCCAGGGTGACCTCGCGCTTCAGCGCAAGATGGAGCAGGGAAAGACGCAACCGTTTGTGACGATTGAGAAGGTGGAGAACGTAGAGAACGTAGAGGAGGAGAAGACTGCCCCGCAGAACACGGTGGTGGAGCCAACCAATTAAATCGTATTCGTATACAAATCGTAACAAAAATATAGTATGTAATTACATATTTCGTTTTTGCTAACATACGTTGTTGCGCGTTTAGGAGAAATAGCCCGCCCACGGGCCCTGATTACCAACAAAGGTCTTGATACAGGCCTGAGTCGTACCATCGCAGAAGTATCCCTCGGGGCACGGGTTGCCGTCTTCGTTCGGGGCGCGGCAAAGATAATCCGTGTTTGGATCGGGACGCCACGTAGGAAGCTTAGAGGCATTACCTATCGCGGGAATACCTGCGACACCGCCATCCGCGGACGATGGACCAGACGGATAACTGCCCACTTGTAAGTCGGTAAATCCTGCCTCTATGCGGCTCACATAACGAACAATCATCGGCAGAAGAATGACTGCCACAACAAGAAAAACAAACAACGCTCCTAATCCCATGGACTTGGCCTGACCCATTTTCTAGCAGATGGTGAGGTTTTTAATTGTACATGTAGGGAATGATACGGTTCGCGAAGGCATGCGTATATCGAGGTAGATGATCGACGGAAGCATTGTATCTTGGTAGGATAGTGCATCCTCATGCGTAGGGGTACTTTGTCGGTGGCGTCATCGGCAAGGGAGACACCGAGGGATATGGTGGTAACAGATCCGATTTACAATAGCCATTCATACACCGTATATTCTTTCCTGAACACGGTGGTAAATCCACACCACAACGACCTGGGTCCACAAACGCTTCGGACACGGTCGGATGTGATACCAAATACAGTATCATTCCAATAACAAGAACAATAAACACAATACCTGCCTGTTCCCTTATATGCATATTCATATCCTCTATTATATTAATATTTCTTCTGTACGTTAATGGCTGGACCACGTAGCTTCATATTGGCGCGCGCATCAAATACATTGACGTCTTCTTCTTCCTTGAAACGCGCCAACATTTCGGATTGCCGCCATAGCTCTGGCTTGCCCATCTTAAACTCCCCGTGAATTTCTGACTTGTACCAGAAAATAGTGTCCTCTAGCTTGTTACTCTGAGTATTATTATTTACCACAAGACATTCGTAGTTCTGAGTACACTGGTCCATCATCTGGCAGAAGAACTCAAACGAGGGGAAGGCCGATCCATAATTCTCAAAGAGACGGCGGCGATTA